GACCATCCCTAGAATTGCCATCAAAACCGTGCGCCACGGCAACGGTGGTTGGGAGAAAACAACTTATTACAAGGCGTAAACATCATGCACCGCTACACCTATTCCCCCTCTCAAGAGGCCCTCGAAAAGCGCCGCGCTGCGGCTATGGATCTGCTAGCCGTGCTAGCATATTCAATTGGTTTAACCTTGCTTCTATTGGCTTGGTTTGATGTGCTTACATTTTGAAAGGTAAATCATGAAAACATCTGAAAGATTCGCCCTCAATGAGTGGCTGACTGATTACCCTGCAAGTTTTGATTATGACGATGTGCTAGATGCGTTGCGTGACGGCAACGAAAACGTCATGCCGTGGGCATGGTTTGAAAACATGATTACTTCAGAATTGATTGAAAACATAGACAACACCCGCGCCCATTTTGCTGCTGTAACTAAGGAGCAACCATAATGCACCCCACTATTGCCCAAGCCCTCTCGCCCTTCACGCCACCATCCCCTACGGTTGAAGAACTACAAACCCAAATAAATGATTTGAAAGAGGAAATGGGTTTTTATCTTGAAGCCCTGACCTATATTTATGATAACATTAATAATCATAATATTTACAGTGTCAATCAGGTGCGCGGCGTATGTGCAAGAGTGCTGCCGTGAACCACCCAGAATCTGACTATATCAATGCTGGCGCAGCGTTTGAACGGGCGCAAGGATCAGATAAGGCGCAGGCTGTGGCCTACAAAATACGCGCCATGCTCTCCAGCGAGCGCCCCGAAGACCAAACATATGCCCGTACGCTGATTGAACGGGGCCGCGCTGATGCTCGTTTTAATTAGCCTTTTGTTGGCGGCACTGCTCGCTGTCCTACTTGACCTCTAAGCCCCGAATGGGGCTTTTTTTATGATCTGCGCTTTAGCATCATCAAAGCCCCGGCCCACTATGACCTGGTGGCCTATGCTCTCCAAATAGCCGATCCAATCGCGCTGTGCTGGCGAGACTGTGCCACCTGACTCTCGTTTCATTTCAACCCATAGCAGCCACGCAGGAACGACCAAATCAGGCACCCCTGCACTCACCCCCTCGGCTTTCAAATTAGCCCCTGCGCTGGCTGATCTGATGCCTCCATTGGGTATTGCAAGGATGCGGGTATTAGGATAGGTCTTGCGAAACCATGACACTAGGCGCACCTGCTCTAAGTGTTCGCTATTCAAAACGGCACCTCCTCAACCCACAGATCACATTGATCTGGCTCACTTGCAAATGACTCGGGCGGCACATCATTAAATTCATCGCAAACCCCATGCTTATTATAGTTGTCGCAAAGGTGACAGACCTTGGGCGGCATGGTTTTCAGGGTTTTGCGATAGATCGTGACGATTTCGGGTTCTGGGTGTTTCATTGGTTCCATGTCCTTTTAAGTATTGTAAAAAACTTACCAGATTTTTTGTATTCTATTTGGCTCGGCGGCTGGCCTTCGGTGAGCTGCTGCGCCATCTCGTGCAGGTCGGCAGCTGCATAGTCAAGCGCAATATCTGCCTTGTGTGCTATCTCAGCCAATAGTCGGCGGCTTTTCTCTCCGGCGTAGCCATCGTGAGTCACTGCCAGGTATTCGGTCACTGGCGGGTCAGACAAGCCCCCGTAATAGGTCAGGGACAGCATTTCCTTGCCACTGGCGCGGCTCAAGTGCTTGCGCCATGTCCAGGCGGTCACATCCATGTCGGTGCCTTCCACGCCCATGATGTCAAGGTTAGACAGTTTTAATACTGCTTTCACTGGCTCGGGAAACTCAGCGCCGCAGGCCGGGCAGACGCGCACCGACAGATGACAGATTTCTTGGCATTGGTCGCAGACCTTCACGGGTGCTTCACCCTGCTTATCGCCCTTCTTGGGCGGTGGCCTCACGGCGGTGATGGGGCCATGCTGCTCAACTACACCTGCAAAGTCCAAAACCATGCAATCGGTTTTGCCCTCGGCTATACGCAGGCCGCGCCCTGCCATCTGCACGTACAGGCCGGGTGACATGGTTGGGCGCAGCATAGCCACCAGATCAATGCCAGGGGCATCAAAACCGGTGGTCAGTACATTGGCATTGGTCAAGGCTTGAATGCGCCCTGCCTTAAATTCTTTTAGGATGCGGTCACGTTCGTTTGATGGTGTTTCCCCCGTCACGCATTCGGCGACAATGCCTTGTTCAGTTAACGCCTCTTTGATGTGCTGTGCATGGTTAACGCCAGCACAAAACACCAGCCACGACTTGCGCTCACCAGCCAAAGCAATGATTTCGCGCACGACCTTGATGTTCTTGTCCTTGGTGTCCACCGCTGCCTGTAATTCAGCCTCGATGTATTCCCCGCCTCGTTTTTTTACCCCGTCCACCTCTAGCTTAGTGGTGGTTAACTTGGACCGCAGGGTTGACAGATAGCCCTTGTGAATCAACTCCTCAATGCTTACCGGCTCAATCAGCGCGTCAAAGATGGCGGGCTTGTCGGTGATGTAGCCATGCCCTAGGCGGTAAGGGCTGGCGGTCAAACCAATGATTCGCAAGTTGCCATTGATGGCTTTTAAATCAGCCAACAATTTGCGGTAGCCGCCTTCGTCCTTGTGGCTCACCAGATGAGCCTCATCTATGATAATTAAATCAACATGACCAATCTGGCTGGACTTTGTTCGCACCGATTGGATACCTGCAAAGGTGATCGGCTCGCCTAAATCCTTACGATTTAGCCCCGCACTATAAATGCCCATCGGTGCGTTGGGCCAGTGTTGGCGCATTTTTTCGGCGTTCTGGGCAATCAATTCCTTGACATGAGTCAGCATCAGAATGCGGGTTTCTGGCCATGATTGCAGCGCATCCTTGCACAGCGCCGCAATGATGTGAGACTTGCCAGACCCGGTGGGCAACACCAGGCACGGGTTGCCCTCACTACCTGCCTCAAACCATGCGTAAAGTTCGGTTATGGTGCGTTGTTGGTAGTCTCTTAGCATATCCTGCCGTCCCACTCCTTGCGAACCTTGGCAATCAACGGATCGCCACTTGCGCAAGCCCCGGCATTAGCCAGCAATTCTTTGCTACCGTACACGCCTTCGCCTGGCTCACCATTAGCCAAGCCAAGGCCGTCAATCTCATAGACCGCCACCCAGTCGCTTGGGCCTTCTAAACGCTTCCAAGGCACAAGGTCAGGATGCAATACATGGCTTTCGCAGCCAATATACTGAGCCTCAGTCGGTACAACAGCATCCCATTTGGCGCAGTGCCACGTTGAATCAGACAATGGCGTAATGTGGGCGCAGGTGCGGCAATTGACCTCTTTGGTGGTCTTGCTGCCGTGACAAAAGTCATGCCCCGCGCACATCTTGCATTCAAACCATGTTGAATCAGTGCTAATCGGTGGTGGCAAACGGTCAGTCAGCGCCAGCCGCTGGCCTTTTTCAATAGCCTTTAAAGCATGGTCTCGGTCATACTCCAAACGCTCGGTGTATATACGGTCATCATCTTTGCAGATGGCTACATAAAGCGCCCGTTTTAAATCGGTGCCGTGCATGTACACTTGGCACTGGGTGAAATGCTGGGGCTTACTCTTGCCCACTCCATTCTTCTCAAGGTCGTTGAACGATTTAAGACCATGCGTTTTGAACTCTAAAACATGTTCAGTTTTTGGCGCACCAGGCACGCCCTTGCCAATGCCATCCAAGCTGCCGCTAACATGGCTTCCAAAGTCCACCCGTCGCTGCGTGCCGTTTACCGTCATGCCAATGGCTCGCAGGTCGCTAATGATGGTGGCTTCTTCATTCTGGCCACGCCTAAACAAACGCAGAATGCGGCCCTTGAATTGCTCTTGCACCGCCCAGCGAAATGACAGCCACAACCAGCGTTCACAATGGTGGCCCAATGTAGAGCAGCCCATGTGGGCGCGGGGCTTCTCTAAACGCGCCTCATGTGCTTTGTCAATCAGTGAAGTTATGGTAACCTCTGGCTCGGGAATCTTCATGGTTTCTCTCCTGTCAAGTTATTGACCCCGGCTTTAACACCGGGGTCTTTTTTTGCTTACTTCTTAATCCAAGGTGGCGCGGCTTTGGCAGGTGCGGTACTTGGTGTTACGGCTTTGAAGGGTGCAACAGCGGCGGGTTGTACGCCGCCTAAAGCCCGAAAGCCTTTGATCTCGTTGCCAGCATAGTCGCCAGTACGCACAGACAATTTGATGGCCAAGTTGCCACCAATTAGTTGATCGGTGTCTTGCACTTTGGCCAAGCCAATGGCTCGCATGATCTCGCCAAGTTGCTGGCGTCCGATCTCCTCTGCTTTCGTACTGGCGTTCTTGATGTTCAAGTTGCCAAACACCACGCGCCCTTGATGGCTTGGGCCTGTGATGGTGTACTTGCAAGCAATAAACTTGCCGTCACCCGCCTTTGTTTGTTTGATTTCAGCGCCCGTAATGGCGGCGTTGTACCAGCCTTCTGGCAATGGTTCAAAGTTGTTTGTACCTACGGGCAACGTGTCCACGCTAAATTCTTCATCTAAAAAAGCCATGATTTAATCCTTAGTAATGTTAAAAGTTGGGCGTCCAGGGGTGGACGTAATGGCACCAAGCAAAGGCCCGGTCACGACACTTGAGGCCGCATTCCAAACCTTTACATTGATTTCTGGTTTCCAGCGAAATAGGCTGGCAAGATGCTCAGAGACGCCAGCTTCAGCAGCCAGAACCTGAAGTTTGTCAGCGTCAATCTTTTTACTGATGCGGCCCTCCATGCGAATGACGTAGCCGTCAGCCTCATGCTTGATTGTGCCGTCAAGGTCTTTGGGAACGCCAAACTGTTTGACCATTTGATCTTCAAGTTCGCGGCGCTCGGCCACCGCAGCAGCCTCCAATTTTTTGGCGTCAAGCCAGCGTTGGTATAAGGTCATTCTGACTCCTGAACTTGTTTGATGTGTCTTGTAATGGCTGCAACTGCGTAGCCAATGTCACGGATATATTTCTCAAACTGTTCAAGTTTCGCATCATCCATTTGATGGATGCACATAACTTCAACGTGTTCCATATTCCCTTTAATTTGGCCTGTCCACAAAGCAATAAGTCCGACATGCGCTTTCATGCTGCACCCCCAATCTTGGCAATGATTTCGCCAAGGTCAGGCGCTTCCCATGCACCCAGCTTGCCGCTGCGGTCTTTGGCAAGCCACAGGCCATCAGAATCGCACATCAAGGCGCGTTGAGTGTTGCCCTCGGCATCTTTCTCTACTCGCAGTGCCAGCACTTCATCAAAAAAGTAAGGCAATGCTTGGCCAGTTTTGTTACCAGGCATACTAGGCGAATACAGTACCCGGCCCATCTCATCTTGCGTCTTTTCTAGCTTGGCGGTCATCAAGACATGACGGCCAGGAATGTCGCGGAATGCGCGAATGATGTCGGCCATCTGTTCCTGCATAGCGCCGTAGGCAGCGCGTGGGTCTTTGTTGACCTTTTTCTCATGGTTTAAGCAGACCTCGGCAATCTCGCTGATGGAATCCAAAGCCACCGATTTGTAATCAGACTCTAGCACCCAACTGTAAGCCTCGCGTAAGTCATCCATCGAGGCGATCTCAATGTAAGGCAGATCAGCGTCTTGGATAGACAACAAACCTCCCTCGGCAGACAATACAACGGGGCTTGGCAATGTCTTAATCAGACTTGTCTTACCCGCACCAGCCTGTCCGTAGACAAGCAACTTAACACCATTGGCACTCAGGCCGCCGGTACGTTTCAACGATATAGCCATGTGGCTCTCCTTCTCCGTTTGCGCTTCCGTCTGGACTCAGTTCGAAGCGTGCTTGCAGTATATCATAAGTTCATGGTACAGTGTCAACAACTTTTTAACAAAGACTGAAAAATAAATGTCAGACCCATTCAGAATCACCGAGCCAACCTGCATCAGTTTTAGCGGCGGCAGGACTAGCGCGTACATGCTATATAGAGTGCTTGAGGCTCACCAGATGAGCCTGCCGCCAGAAGCAATAGTGTGTTTTGCCAACACTGGTAAGGAAGAAGAAGCCACTTTGAGGTTTGTGCAGGACTGCTCAGAGCGTTGGGATGTAGAAATCCATTGGCTTGAATTTCAAGACGCGGACCCAGCTTTTAAACGCATTACTTTTGAGACAGCCAGCCGTAATGGTGAACCGTTTGAAGCATTGATTCGTAAACGCAACTATTTGCCTAATCCTGTAACACGGTTTTGTACCGCCGAACTCAAGATTCGCACCATTCACAAGTACCTAAAGTCACTGGGCTGGGATCACAACGAGACAATGGACTGGGTTGGCATGAGGGCAGATGAACAACGCCGCGCTGCAAAAATTGCTGACAAATCACGCATCCCATTGGTGACTGCTGGAATTACCAAAGAAGATGTAGGCGCTTTTTGGAAAGCGCAGCCCTTTGATCTTGGCTTGCCAAACATGAATGGCGTCACTATGCACGGCAACTGTGATCTTTGCTTTTTAAAAGGGGGGGCACAAGTTTTAAGTTTAATTTCAGAAAAACCAGAGCGTGCTGTTTGGTGGGCAAAAATGGAGGCTTTGGCTTTGGCTTTGGCTTCCAAGCCAAGCGGCGCGGTTTTTCGCTCAGACCGTCCTAGCTATGCATCAATGTTGCAATACAGCAAAGACCAAACCAATCTTTTTGACCCTAACGAAGAAGCAATTGCCTGCTTTTGTGGAGATTAATTTTAATGTCAGACCTCTCAAGCATCCTTGGTGGCCCTTGGTCGCCGCCAGTGCAACAAGCCCCCGCTGCACCCGACATTCAACTCAAAGACGCCATGCTTGGCGCAGGGTTAAAGCCTCCAGAAATCATACATTTAGATGGCAAAGTACACCGTTTCAATAGCGGCACCAAAGGCGAAAAAGGTCACGACAAGCCTGGTTGGTATATTATTTTTAACGATGGCGTACCAGCGGGTCGTTTTGGTTGCTGGCGTTCGGGCGTTGAGTTGACTTGGAAGGCAGACATAGGGCGCAGCCTCACGGTGGCAGAGGAAATGGCGCAGTCGCGCAGACTGTCAGAAGCCAAAGCCCAACGTGATGCAGAGCAGGCCAAAACCCGTGAAGTTGCAGCTCAAACTGTAGAGATCATTTGGTCGGAAGGCGGCGCGGCCAGCCCAGAACATCCCTATCTAGCCAAAAAAGGGATTGAGCCGCACGGCGCAAGGGTGACGGGCGATGGGCGGTTGATGGTTCCTCTTTACAACGGCAGCGGTGAGTTGTCAAGCATTCAATATATTGATGCCGAAGGCGGCAAACTGTATCACCCAGGCGGGGCAACAAGTGCCTGTTTCAATGTGCTTGGCGTGCTGGATGATGTGGACACAATTTACATAGCCGAAGGGTTTGCCACAGCCGCCACCATTGCAAAAGTGACGGGCAAGCCTTGCGCCGTAGCCTACAGCGCCAGCAACTTGGTGCCTGTGACGGGCATTTTTAAAGAATCACATCCAACGGTTGATATTTGCATTGTTGCCGACCATGACGCCAGTGGCGTGGGCCAACGCTACGCAGAGCAAGCTAGTGCAAAGTACGGGGTTCGCATGACAATTCCACCCGTCTTTGGTGACGCGAATGATTACGTTCAAGCGGGGCATGATCTGGCGCTGCTTTTAAAGCCCCAAGTGGCCACAGACTACCTAGTCCCTGCCGATGGCTTTTCAGAGCAGCCAGCGCCTATTTCATGGCTTGTAAAGCATTGGATTCAAGACCAAGCCTTGGTTATGGTGCATGGCCCAAGCGGTGGCGGCAAGACATTTGTCACTTTGGATTGGATGCTACACATTGCAAGCGGAAAACCAAACTGGCTTGGCCACAAAGTTAGGGCTGGAAACATGGTGTATTTGGCCGGCGAAGGCCACCACGGGCTGCGCTCCCGCATAGCCGCATGGAAGCACCATAACAGCGTCACCAGCCTCAATATGTGGGTCAGCAAGTCGGGGTTAGACCTCAATACCGCTGAAGGATATTTCAAAGTTGTGGAGGCGGTCAGGGCGCTCAAAATCAAGCCAAGTGTTATCACCGTGGACACCCTTCACCGGTTCATGGCCGGTGATGAGAACAGCGCACAAGACGCTAAGACCATGCTGGACGCCTGCGCTGCACTGATGCAAGAGTTTGGTTGCACCGTCATCTTGGTGCATCACACGGGGGTATCTGAGGAAGCCCAGCACCGCGCCCGAGGCTCAAGTGCATGGCGGGGCGCTTTGGACATTGAGATCAGCATTGTTCCAGGCAAACCGGGTAAGCCAATGGAGATTGTCCAGCGCAAAAGCAAAGACGCTGAGATGGCTTACACCGTTTATGTTGAGCTTGAATCGGTGGCCATACCCGGCTGGCTGGACGAGGACGGAGAGCAAGTCACCAGCGCAGTAGTGGTCAAAGGCGAAGCGCCAGAAAACAAAAAGAAAAACGACAACGATTTGTTCGTTGATTTTGAAAAGGCTTGGTGGACTTCAGGCGCAGAAGACCGAGGCGGCGCGCCCTATCTTACAAAGTCGGTGCTGCGCGAATATGCCGTGACAAATGGCATAGCAATCTTTCCAAAGTCAGAGGCTGCGGGTTCAAGGCGCAATTTGATTGATGGCAAAGACGCCAAATACATCAATAAATTGATTGAAGCCAAGCTGATTGAGCCTCATGAAAACGGATGGTTAGTGATTGACCCAGGCACGGCATCAGGAATGATGTTGAAGAAATAATTTATTTGTGATAAACTTTCCAACATGAACAAAAAACTTATCCAACTTAAAGCCAAGCTAAGAGCCGCGCAATCGGAACTGGCTATACGCACCCGCACGCACAACAGTGCATCACGGGCCTACAACAAGATCACGGCACAAATTGCCGATTTGGAGAAAAAAATTGCTGACATGGCGAAAATTTCAGAGTGAACTGCCCAATTACACCGAAGCCGATTTATTGGTTTTGTTGCAAGAGGAGCGCACCCAACACAAGCGTGTATCCATGCTTGAGCGTATCCACCAGCGTTACAACACTTTGCGCGTTGCCCGTGAACGTGTAGAACTTTTAAAAATTGGGAAAAGACCGTGACCAGCTTTCAAGCATGGGAGCAGAAAAATTTAGCAAAGTTTGCCAAAGAAGCAAACGAGAAATTGTTGGCACAACAAAAAGAAATAGAGCAATTGCAAGATGATTTGCGCGTTGCTCTGGACGCTTATCGAAAACTTGTAAAGGAGATTAAAGAATGAACCAAGATTCAGGATGGCGCAAACGCCAGATTGCCTTGGACATAAAAGCTGAAAATGCGCGTGAGCTGGAGCTGGACTATGAGCCTGAGAAGAGCAAGGGGACAAGCATGACACAAGATGAAGTTATGAAGCTTGCAAAGCAAGCGGGATTTGAACGGTTGGGACACACAGATGACGATTGGGTTTGTTTGCCAAAAAACGTTGAAAATTTTGCCGAAATTATTGCCCTTGCCGAGCGCAAAACGTGGGAAGTAGAGTTTGCTGGCATGGGTGAATGGGCCTGCGTATACCTACTCCAAGAAAGGAACAAGTGATGATTGAACTAAAACAAGAGCAACCTGCGTTAATACCAAACCAGATGTTGATGCGCGTTATTCAGATGAACGAATCCATTGTGCAACAAAACGCTTTGATTATTCAGGCATTGACGTTTGCTCCGATGATTGTCAAAAAGGAAAACACTGATGACTAAAACAATAAAGATTGAAGGCCCAATGCACGTTGTTTGCCAGTGCGACAAGTGCAAAGCACAGCCAGAGCAGGAGCCGGTAGCGTGGGGCTTTAGAAATGATGCTGGCGCAATCTACGATTGCATATCTCCCGAAACACACGCTGATTGTGAAGGCGAGTACACCGTTCCCCTCTACACCGCCCCACCACAACCAAAGCAAGAGCAAGAACCTGTGGCTTTGCAATACCCGCAAAAAGAGATTGATTGGCAACGTGAACAGCAGATTAAGGCGCAATCATCAACCCCACCACAGCGCACATGGGTAGGGCTTGAGAAATCGGATATGCCTGATAGCCCTCACCCAATGTATGACCACAGATATTTTATTGCTGGAATGGTTTATGCAAACGACGTTTTAAAGGAAAAAAACACATGAGAGAAGAATGGCTATTCCCCGGAGCCGTGGTTCCGGTAGACGTTGAAACAACAGCGGCGCTGGTGGCTGAGATCAAAAGGCTGATTGATGTTGTTGGTGGCATGGCCTTGGCACAGCCAGAGCAAGAGCCTGTGGCTTGTAATCACGAATGGGTGGACGACACCAAAACCAAACCGCAGTGGCGCTGTGCTAAGTGCGGCATTGAATATACCAAGGAGAAGAACACATGAATACTGAAGACGATGAGTTCAACCGGATTGAGATGGAATCCAAGGTGCGCAAAATGGCTGTGCGCTATGCAATGGAAAAAGCAAAAGAAACAAGCCCCATCCCGTTAATCACAGATGAAGAATGGGAAGCACTTAACAAGGAGCAAGAGTGAGCGCCAGTAAACACAACAAAATACGTGACTTGCTTCTTGCCACTGAAGACGGCATGACCGCCAATGAGATTGCTGTAAAGATGGACGCTGAACCCCACGCAGTACGTAGAGCAATACCCAAAGCATATGGCGTATACATTGACCGTTGGGCTACACCAAGACGTGGCCAATACGCAGCCGTGTACGTTTGCGTTGAAGTCCCAGATAACACACCAAGGCCAAAAAAATGATAAATTTTCTATGGTGGCTGTTTACCGGCATCGTGGGCCTGATGTGGTTTGTGCTGCTGGCGATGTGGCTGCACACTTATGCGTAGAGGCGTGTACCCAATTTGTCAATAATGAGTTTGCTTTTGCGTGGGGCAGCACCGGCTACGTTAGGTATGCTGATGTGCGTCCAACGGTCAAACTCACGAATGATCTGGTCATAGCCTAAATTACTTGCAATGATGGCTTTGACAACCTCATCCGGGGTCATACCGGGAACTCGAATGTCAGCAGCGCAGCCGATACGATGCTGAGAAGTGTCTTTGCTGCCCACAGCATCATTGACCTGCTTGGAGCGAAACGCTGAGTTGACCATGATAGGTTTGCCACCCAGCGTAGTCTTGACCAGTTCCAAGAACTCAGCCAAGCGCTGAAGGTTTGCTTTTTCTGATTCATTGGGTGTGTTGTCAAACTCACGGTGATCGGTGTGAGTCAACTCTTCAAAGGTAAAATGGTTTGTAAGGTTCATGTCAGTGCTTGTGTGAGTTGCCGAAGTAGTAGCTCAGGATCAGCATGTTGGCTGCATCAAGTGAGCCAAGCATGCGGATGACGATCTCGCGCATGGGGTCAGGAACCGCGCTGTTGAGCAACATGATGTTGACCGCACCCCAAAGCGCAAACATGCCCAAAGCCAAAGCAGGCGTGACCATTTTGCTGTACCAAGGAGCGGTGGCGCTGGTGGAGATTTCTGACTCGCGCTTACGGGCGCTGTCACGATCTGCCGCATCCAGCTTTGCGTATTCCAATTCCATTTCAGTCAGCTTTTGCGCGGCCTGGGGATCACCCGCTATGGCTTTGGCTACGGCCTCGACGCTATCACTAACGCCAAATTTGCCAGCAAGAGCGCTAACAGCAGCCCCACCAAGAGGACCGGCAACAATGGTAGCCAAAGTAGGCGCAACGCCCTTGAGGAGAGAAAGTAGTTCATCCATGTCAAAGCCTCATCTTGTAAATAATAAATTCAAATGTACCCCAGCCGACTGCACCAGCCGCTAGGCAAGATGCAAACCCAATAAACAAAGTTTCAACTAATGATGCAAGTTTTTCATTGCGTTTCTTTTTAGCGTCTTGTGCTTCACGTTCTTGA